AATAGAAAGGATATGAAACGACTAAACCACTTAGAACTTTTTGCAGGGATTGGGGGCTTTAGTAGGGCAGCAGAACTATTATACATTGACAGTGGCTTAGAGATACCAACCATAGCCTACAGTGAGATAGATAAGCACGCAGTGAAGACCTACCAAGCAATCCACCCTAGCAGTAAATATAGTTTAGCAATGGGTGACTTAATAGCATGGAATAAGACAAAGGATTATATTACTAGGAACTTAGACATAGATATTTTAACTGGTGGCTTTCCATGTCAGACTTTTAGTAGTGCAGGCAAGAGGGCAGGATTTCTAGACCCACGAGGAACACTTTTTTATGAGATAGTACATATCCTAGAAGTCAAGAAGAAACAATACAAGCCTATCCCTTTTGTACTCTTAGAGAATGTAAAGGGGCTATTAACACATGACAAGGGTAACACATTTAGAACAATCAAGACCACGTTAGAAAATTTAGGTTACACTGTTTACTATGACCTATTTAATGCAGCAGATTTTAAGCTAGCACAGAATAGAAACAGGCTTATTATATTTGCTACTACTAAGAGTCTCCCAAGTTTCACATTTAACAGTACCCAAGTTAGAAATACATTTAACAGGGACTACTCTAAGGATTGGTCACTTACTACACAGACTAAGGTACGTGATATTCTAAACCCCACTGTAGACCCTAAGTATAACCTATCTAAATCTCCTAGCTACAGGTCTTATATACTAGGAGAAAATACAACATACAGAACAGTGCCTAAGTTTGATAGAGACATTGCAGCTACTCTCACTTGTAAATCAGATAGGAGGGCTTCAATGGAAAACTATTATACCTTAGATTATATACAAACAGGGAACAGGAATAGTAGTGTAGATTATAAGACAGCAGACCTAAGAAAAATAACACCTACTGAATCATTCTTACTACAGGGGTTCAGAGAGGAGGATATAATGTTAGCAAGAATTGCAGGGGTAAGTGACACACAGCTATATAAACAGGCAGGTAATAGTTATGCGGTTAATATGTTCTATGCAATTTCACACTACCTGTTTAATGACCAAAGAATACAGGAAAAACAATGATAACAAAGAAAAAGATACAGGCCCTATATCCAGATGTTAGGGAGTCAGTACAGGAATATATGTACAACGCCTATAAATATCTAGAGTCTGAGTATGGGGAAGTTAAGGCAGAATGGAAAGCAGCCCTATCCCTTCTATCTGAGTCACTAGATATGTTTTATCAGTGTAAGGAAAGAATTAAGAAGGATGGACTACTAATTAATGATAGATACGGTAATCCCAATAAACACCCCTTACTACAAATCCAAACGGCCTATCAGATACAGATATTAAAGGTAGTGAAAGAGTTAGGACTATCACCCTTAGCAAGTAGTAAGATAGCGGATAAGCCTGAAAAGGAACAGGAACTTAGTGCAGAGGATTTCATAACTAAACTAACAGCAGGATAATATGGAACATTTATACAAGGGCAGCTCAATCAGACTAAAGCCCCAAGGATTCGAAGTGGGTGGACAAGTTACATTCTTTACAGTAAATCCTAAGTTTGGTACTATCTTAACAGCTACAGACGATGAGGGTTATATGTTTCTATCATGGCCTCACCTTCAATATATGGGTAGGGGTGTTCTAAACTACAAGGTAAATAATCCCACCACAGGACTAGATAGACTTATTACCACAGATTATTATATTGACTCAGATTTAGAAGTATCTGATACTGAGACCCTAGGTAATGTTAGTGATAGGATAGAAAATACTGTTAGCGGTAAGTTGACAGAGAAGATAGATGCAGGTATTGAGAAGGTAACAAGGTCAGCCCAAGAAAAACTAGGAACGGTTGATACTGCTTTAGTAGACGTAAACACTAAGGTAACACAGAAACTAGGAACGGTTGATAGTAGACTGACAGAGATACAGAATGACTTAACTACTAAATGTCCTTATGTCGGTGGTGATTACTATGTATATAATTACGACAGAACTACAGGAAGTCAAAAGAAGACTAGCCTATATGTGAAGGGACAGGACGGTAGAGACGGTGTAGACGGTAGAAGTAAGGAAGTAAGACATACAAACCCAACAGAGACAGACGTAACAATTAGGAGCGGTGAGTTTCATGTGTGGGAAGAGGTAGAAAGTCTTAATATCACCTTACAGCCAGCCCCTAACAGTCCTTTCCTAGATGAGTACGGATTTAGTTTTAAGACAGGAAGTACAGCACCTAGAATAAGTCTACCTTCTAATATCAAACTACCACGTACATTTATTATCTTACCAAATCATATCTACACTGTTACTATCTTAGGTACGGTATTAGAGTTTGGTAGTCAATCATTATAAGGGTATGAAGAAATATATTAAAGAAGGACACCAATTTAACGGTTACTTGGAATTAGACGGTAAGACAATCATTAACCCAACTGAGGAAGAGCTAGTAGCAGCAGGATGGCAAGTAGTAGTAGAAGAAAACCCAACTACAGACCAACTAGAAGAAACAGTAGAGGAGGAACATAAAGAGCCAACAGAGGAAGAACTACTACAGGCAGCAATCGAACAGAAGATTAATGACATACGATTTTACGACAGTTCAGATGAGATTAATAGTTTCACAGTTGGCAGTCTTAAGATGTGGCTAGATAAACAGGAAAGGTGTATCTTATATGCAGCACTCCTAGCACATGAACAGTTAGGCAAGGAGACGATGACCAAAATTTATCACGGTCACACATTTACCTATCCCCTAGCAATGTGGAGACAACTATTAGGACTCATTGAAATATACGCTACAGACTGCTTGAACCGTACAGAAACTCATGTAGAGGCCGTTAAAAGACTTACTAATAGGGAGGAAGTACTAGCATACGACTACAAACAGAATTACCCAGACCCTTTAATACTAGGATAACACAATGATAGATGAGAAGTACAAATCTTATGCTAGGGATGTCTTAGGCGGTAAGGTAGTAGCGTGTGAGTATGTTCGTCTTGCTTGTTCTAGATACTTAAGCTGGTTTGAAAAAGAAGATAGGTACTTTGATTCTAAGGCAGTTGATAAGGTAGTTAATTTCTTACAAAAGCTACCACAGTCTACAGGTAAATTTGCAGGTAAGCCCTTAGTATTGCAGGAATGGCAGAAATGGGTAGTAGCAAGTATATACGGCTTTAAGTGGTGTTCAGATAATACAAGAGTAGTTAGGGAGGTCTATATTGAGGTAGCCCGTAAATGTGGAAAATCAACTTTAGCCTCAGCATTGGCTTTGTACCATCTATGTGCGGATTGTGAAAATGAGGCGCAAGTGATATTCGCAGCTAATTCCTATGCACAGGCACAGCTTGCATTCCAGATGTCCAAAAACTTTATTAGTAGCATAGATAAGAAGGGTAAGTACTTTAATTATTACAGGGATTCTATCAAGTTCCCCCTTACCAAGTCTACTATGAAGGTTGTTAGTAGCGATGCGGACAAGTTGGACGGTCTAAACTGTAGTATGTTCGTATTAGATGAGTATCATGCAGCAAAAAATAATTCAGTTGCAAATGTCTTAACCTCTAGCGTAGGTATGCGATTGAGTCCCCTACAGTGTTATATAACAACGGCTGGGTTTGACCGTAGTAATCCATGCTACCAACTTAGAAGTACATTTATAAGTATCTTAGAAGGTAAGGCAGAAGATGATAGTATTTTTTCAGCTATCTATACTCTAGACAAGGGGGACGACATCGAGGATAATAAAGTATGGTGTAAGTGTCAGCCAAACCTAAATATTACTGTTACTGAATCTTACTTACAATCTGAACTAAGGAAAGCAAAGAATAGCCCTTTATTACTCACTAACTTTAAGACTAAGTTAATGAATATTTGGTGTAGTAATGAAAGGGGTGAGTGGATTCCTAGTAGATATATACAGGACTCAATGACACCTATAGACCTAACAGACCCAATATTTCAAGGGTGTACAGGCTACTTAGGATTAGACCTTAGTAGTACAAGTGATATAACAGCAATGACCTTAGTAATACCAACCGACAACTTTATCTACTCTAAGTCTTGGTACTACTTGCCTCAGTCTGCCCTAAGTGAGAGTAGCAACAGGGATAAGTATAAATTTTGGCAAGGACTAGGTTATCTAAATATCACAGACGGCAATGTAGTAGATTATAACAGGGTAATAGAGGATATACAGGCTATTAACAAGACTTTACCTATTGAGTGTATATCTTATGACCAGTGGCAGAGTACAATGGCAATTATTAAGCTAACAGAGCTTGGATTTAGCTGCCAGCCTTATTCTCAAACGACAGGCAGCATGAATAAACCGTCTAGACATTTGGAACTGATTGCACGGAATGGGACACTCAAGCTAGATAAGAACTTAATAACTAGTTGGATGTTTGGTAATTGTGAAATTATGGAAGACAGTAACGGTAATATTAAGCCAGTCAAGCAGAATAATAATAGCGAGCGTAAGATAGACGGTGTACACTCTACATTAAATGCACTAGGTAAATATTTAGAACAGCCACGATATAATAACGAAATAACAGGATTTAATTTTTAACCATGAAAATATTAGGTATTAACATAAGTAGGGATAAGCCAGAAAAACGAGGCCAACCCTTTTATAACCCTAACTTATCAGAAAGTCTAGGGTGGGGTTTTGGTTATCAGTCAGGCAGTGCTATGAGTCTTAGTGCGGTCTATTGTGCAGTTAACCTTATTAGTGATTCAATTGCTACCCTACCTATTCAAGTCAAGGCAAAGAATACAAAGGGAACAGACCTACTAGATAAACACCCACTTTATGACATCTTTACAAACAATAGGATGACACGCTATACATTACTTAAGAATATAGTACAGTCTGTTTTATTGAAGGGTAACGCTTATGTACTTATCGAGAGGAAGGGTAAGGATGTAGTAGACCTTAGATACTTACCAGCTGATGATGTACAGTGTAATTATAGAAAGGAAGATAACACCCTTTACTATACCTGTTCATACATTGGGGCTAGACAGATACAACCTAGTGAGATACTACACTTTCTTAGGTATAGTGTTGACGGTGTACAGGGTATTAGTGTTCTGAGTCATGCAGCAAGGAGTCTCAATATCGCACAACAGACAGAACAAGTAGCGGAGAACTTTTTTAGTAATGGTTGCAACTTAAACGGTATTATCAAGGTACACAGTAATCTAAGTGAGGAACAAAAACAGGCAATATCTACTAATTGGCGGTCTACATTTGGGCAAGGTAATCAAGGAGGCGGTGTAGTTGTGCTGCCTGTAAATATGGATTATCAGCCTATCAGTGTTAACGGCTCAGATGCTCAGATGTTAGAATCTAGGAATTTTAGTGTACAAGACATTGCACGTTTCTTTAATATAAATCCATTACTTTTAGGCGACTTGAGCAAAGGTAGTTATAGTAGTGTTGAAGACGCTAATCTACAGTTCCTATCCAATACCCTAAATCCTTTTATTGTGATGGTGGAACAAGAACTTAACAGGAAACTAACAAGCGGTACAGGATTAGAATTAGGCTTAGATGAAACTGCAATACTGAGAACGAATAAGGCAGAACTGGCAGGGTACTATAACAGTCTCTTACAGATGGGTGTACTTAGTATCAATGAAGTTAGAAAAGAACTTGGTTATAATCCTGTTGAGAATGGAGATAGTCATAACCTAGCCTATAATGATGTATCTAAAACTAACCTAACAAGTAGTACAGATGAGGAAGGATAACAACATAGAAGTACGTGCAATCAGAAGTACCCCAGTAGTAAATCCAGACAGTAGAACAGTAGAAGGTTATGCAGTAGTATTTAACAGCCAAAGTGAAGACATGGGTTTTTATGAGACTATTAACCCTTCTGCAATCACTGAGGACGTACTAAAGAGGTCTGATGTATTCTGCCTATTTAACCATGACCAAGACAAGGTACTAGCAAGGTCTAAGTATGGTACAGGTAGCTTACAATTACAGCTAGATGAACAAGGACTTAAATATACCTTCACTGCACCTAATACGGATCTGGGTGATGAACTTTTAGAATACCTTAGACGTGGTGACATTGATAGTAGCAGTTTCGCTTTTACAGTTAGCACAGATGAAGGTAGCGAGGTATGGACGACAGGAACAGACGGCAGGCAATACAGGGAGATACTTAAGATTGATGAGTTACATGATGTTAGCCCTGTTTGGAATCCAGCTTACACAAGTACCTCAGTTAGTCAGAGAACACTAGATAAACTTAACCAACTAAGAGAAATGCAGGACGAAAAAGAGAAAGAAGTACAGGAAGAGACTGTAGAGAAGACTGATGAGGTACAGAATGAAGAAGTACCAACACAGGAAGAAGTAGAAAAGAAAAACACTGACACAGAAGACAAGGAAGAAGTACAGGAAGAAACTGTAGAGAAGTCCGATGAGGAAGTAGTAGAAGACGAGAACAAGGATAACGATGTTGAGGGTGAAGATAAAGAAGAAGATAAAGAGACACGCTCAGCACGAACACACAAACA